GAATAAAACGTAGCCTCTTGCAAGGCAAAATATAAAAGCAGATGACGGTTAATGCAAGTTAATCGCCTACCGCGAAAAGGTCGCTATTTACGGCGACGGGAACGCAGCTCCAAGTTCGGAGCTCCCAGACTCTGATCTAATCTGGGGATAAAGGGTTGGGGAACCTTGGAAAGGGTCTCCACCTCGAATGGGTTCTCGAGGGTTGGGGTCGGAAGAACATGTCCGAACATGAAGTCATCGGACACTGACCGATAAACACCAGCGGTTATACCACCAGTGCCCCCCTGAAAAAGGCCAAACTCATAAAAGAGTTCGTTCACGGGGAGGTCAATCTGACACCCGGCAGCCCAGTTCGTGCAAACGTAGGTGCCATACAACCAAGGGATCTCTGTCTCAACGACTCCACGCAGTTGGTTGTCAGACGGCGTGATCCATGCGGATGGAAGAGTTGGCGGATCTCCAACGTCCTCAGTGGGAAAACCAATGATGACATTGAAGCGACGCGTTGGGTCAGCTGCCAGTTGTGCCACAGTAGCAGGCGTAGGCAGCATCTTAAAACGAATCCCTCCGCGATGCCAGCGGAAAATCTGACGATAGAACTCAATGGCATCCGCATATGTGTTCACATCCGTGGTTTTGCCGATGCGAACATCGGTAATCGGAACAAAAACTGTCAACACAGGACTGGGAACTCCAGTGGAAGTATATTTCATCAGGGTCCCCTCAATAGTGGAGAATTGTTCCGGAAGAACGGCGCCTTGTTCAGCAGAGACAGCAGCTGGAATGATCGGATCAAACGGCACCGAAAAAGAAGTGACGAGAGACTGTGGAACTGCCTCCTCGTCATCCTTCACCTCAATTAAGCTTTGAGGCTTAGCTTTGGACGCCGGAAGACCGGGGTCAATCGCGCACACAGGGCGAACATACGGATGAAGAAGCCCGCCGAATGTGAAGTCCTCAGCAGCTGCAACAAAAACATTGCAGTAAACGAGAGCATTTCCGGAAAAATCCGGCTGTTGCAGAGGATTAATAAGCGAAAGCGTGACGAAAGAATTCATCTCGTCGGCTGGAACATTACCCCAGCCTTGCTCGGTCAGCGGATGAATATAGCCACGACATGGTTGGTAAGGGTGCGGCGACTGGTATGGGACAAGAAAGTCCACAATGGTCTCACCGCGCACATCAACGATCTTCGAGACGGCATCACCAGCGTACTCCTCAATGTTGGCCGGATAAGTATTAGCAGGCCAAAGGGCAATGCGCAAACGCGCCGAAACGAACTGCGAAGTAACGAAATGGAAACGCAACTTCATACCACCACGCCAAAAACGGAAGCCCTGAGAGACATAGGCAAGGTGCGATGGTTGAAAGTTCTTCGAAGTCGGATCAAACCAACAAAGCGAAGGGTGAACGGGAAACCAAATAAGCGGAGTCGCAGGATCGTCAGTCTTATCAAACTGAGCCGTCATCAACAGTGTAGGAACAGCAATGACATCACGAATCTTATTCTTCTTAAGGAACGAAGCCATTGGGGCTCCAAGTCCAGCATTGGGATGCGCTGAACTCTTAGTCGTTTGGGCCACACCGTGGGTGTAGTTGATGTCGCGAAAATCATCAACGACAGCCGGTTGAGGAGTAACCTGGTTGACAGGCTTGGATAATCCCAGAAGCGGCAAAAACTGAGCTGCCGCAGAGAGACCGTCCGTCAAGGCTTTTCCAACG